CAGGAAAAGTACCTGTTGCTGAGTCACTAAATTTAGTAGCCGATGGTTTAGGATATACACTAGCATCAATCCAAGAAGTTCTTGCTTCTGTTCCTATATACCAAACTCCACCTTTCATAGGTTCTCCGTAATTAAATACTACATATTGATCATTATAATCAGAACTAGTTGATGGATAATACCATGTTACTTCTGTAAATAGATTATTTATACCAGCACAAATTTGTTGACCTTTTGTAGTATCTGCTTGGTCATAAACATAATCTTCAACACTACATGGTAGTGATTTAACTGTACCATCAAACATAAAGAAACCATTATTAGACATCCAAAACGCAGCACCATCTATTTCAATAGCTGCATTTTTACCAATCAATCCACAGTTAGTTCCAACTTGTTCAAAACCAAATGTAAAAGGTGCACCAATAAACTTCATTGTATACAAAGCATTATCTGTCCAAACTAGAATTGTTTCTTTTGCTTTTAATGAACCTATAATTTTTGTACCATCTTGTAGTCTCTGTGATCCAGCACTGTTAATTGCAGTAGGTGTATAATCATTTATATCTTCTTGGTCCGAGAATCTTATAAACATATCATCTTGTGTTGTTGTATCTCCAATAGTTGTTTCAGTTCCTAAATGAATTAAGTGACGTGTTGTAGGTGATACTAATGTAACTCTAGTTGCAGTTGGATTAGCTGATGTAGAAAAACCAGATGTAGTTGTTGACGCTCTTGTTGTTAATCTTGCAGCGTCCCCAGCATTCCAAGTAAAAGTTTTTCCATTTGCAATTGTTGCAACTAATACTTGACCAAAATTACTTAAACTCCAAAGTCCCGGTTCAAGAGTTACTTCAGATGCTGAGGCTGCTTCTCCCCATTTACCACTACTCCATGTATCAATACCCCAACCATAACCATAAGATTGTTCTGCGGGTCCAACAGTTTCGTATGGTTTAACACTTAAACTACCACCTGTTGAAACAGTTGCTGTTGCATTACTTGATTGTGTAATTGTAAATACACTTGAACTTGTAATACTTGTTACTTGAAATAATTTATCTTCAAAATCAGAATCAGAATAACCTGTACCACTTGGTAAAGTTACACTATCTAGTAATACAATATCACCAGCACTTAAATTATGACTTGCTTTTGTAATAGAACAAACAGCAGAATTATTAACTGTTGCAATAGTACAAGAAGCTAACGTAGTTTTTAAAGGTGTAATATCATATAACTGACCTTCAAAATATATAAGTAAAAATTTATCAGTACCAATTGCAATATATCTATTTCCATCTAAATCTACAAATGCAAACTGACGTCTTGCAACACCTACTATTGTATCTGTAACTAATGATGACCAACCACCCACTTTTTCAGGTAGTCCATATCTAAATCTTGTGTTATCACAATCAACCCATCTGTTTTCAGCACCTGATGTAGTATCTTGTTTATCAATTCCTGGTAGGACTTTAAAATCAATTAGAGCCATGGTCCGTGCTCCTATATGTTGTCTTTATAGATCCAGCCTCTAGTTGCATTAACATATACTAAAGTAAATGCAGAACCATTAGCTGAAACAACTAAATCAGAAGTGGCACCTAAAATCTTAGAACTGTTTCTACCGATTGTTAAATTGTTAGATGCAAGATTATTACCTGAATCTATAAAATGTACTTCATTACCTATTGCAGGCGATGCTGGTAGATTAATAGTAATGGGTGTACCAATACCTCCACCTGAAGTATCTATTAAAACTTGATCACCATTAACTGTAGTATAAGTAGCAGATGGTGTGTAATACCCTTTTGTTTGTAATTTTCCTGTAATATTAGTTCCATCAGAATATAAAACTGTTGTTGATCCTACAGGTAAAGTAACACCTGTTCCTGAAACAGTTTTAACTGTTAAAGTGTAATTAGAAGCTGATCTTGCTGTTGCATCTTCTACTATAAAAACTCTTTCCGCTGAATCAGGCATAGTAACTGTTCTGTTAGCAGTTAATGTTCCTGTTAGTTTATAATATAAATTTTTACCATTTGATGTTGCATAAGTTGCAAGAGACAAAGCAACGTCTGCTCCACCTACTGCAAGTGATAAATAACCACTAGATGCTTGTTCTAAAATTTGTAAGTTTGTATTTGTAATAGTTCCCCATGTACCAGATTTTTCACCTGTTGTTATGAGTTCTAATTTTAAATCGCTTGATGTACTTGATGCCATATTTCTCCTACGGATTATCTGGGTCTATTGGAACCCAAACTTGATTTACTCCTGGTGGTATTGGGTTCCATGATATCACACTTACGGGGTTAGTTGCAAGGTTAAATTTATTACCTGTTACAGCTACGTTTATTATCACACTAGCTGTACTATTACCAATACTAATATTTAAGCTATTACCTGTTAGTAATACATTAGCTGCTTGTACTATCTCACTTGAAAAAGGTGCTGCTGAAAATGATTGTGATCCAAATAACATAATATATCCTTACGGGGTTTGTATCCTTGTCCAAGTTTGAGAAACGCCTGGTACCACACCATCCCATTTCTTAACATTAATAGTAGTTGGAGTAGCTATTTCTAAACCAACACCTGAAGGTAAAACCTTAGCTTTTGCTAAAATAGTTACTGTTCCGGTAGATAAATTTTGTCTATTAGTTGTAACAACTACTGTAGCATTAGCTTTGGTTGTAACATTTCCTATAGTTAAATCAACTCTACTTCCCGTAACCGAAACATTAGCTTCTCCAGTAATTGTAACTGTTCCACTATCAACATCAACTCTTGTACCATTTGGTAATACAGTTGCTTTACCTATAATAGTTGGATCTCCAGAATCTAAATTAACTCTTGATCCTGTTACCGGATACCTGAATGCATAAGTAGGGCTACCGGTATCAATATCTAATTCACTGCCGAGTAATGCAACAACTGCTTCTGCAACAACTGATACATCTCCGGTATCTGCATTAATTCTTGATCCAGTGACATCGTATTTAAATGCGTAAGTTGGTGTTCCTGTTGCAAAGTTGAATTGATTTCCTGTTGGAAGTACATTTGCACCTGCAGTAATTGCTATAGTACCTGTTCCAATTTCTGTTGCAACACCTGTTACATCAACTCTTTGGTTAACTCTAATTTGAACATTACCGATTGTGAAATTTAATCTACTACCTGTTACACCAAAATTAGCTGCACCACTAATGGCAACTGTACCCGTTGATTCATTTACTCTTGAACCGTTTACTTCTACATATGCATATGGATTAATACCTTGTGAAGCAAAGGCTGCTTCAGAGAAAGCCGTTGCACCGAAGTACATGGTCTATGCTCCGGGGTCAGTAATGTTATTGCCGTCGATTGCAGCCCATTCTTGGATTGCTTGGTAATCTGTGTTTGCTTCGTTTATTGGTACAGATTTTTTAAAGTTAGAGTCTATATAAGTTATATCATAACTTACTACTTTTCCTTCAAAATATATTTTTGTTATTTTATCTATTTCCATAATTATAACTCCGCACTAAATGCAACGTATCCACTTGCACTGTTAAATCTTGTTCTACCAGCAAAACCAGCAGTTGAACTTACGTTTGAATCTGTGTATAAATGTGCTGAATCAATATTTGATGTATTTAAAGAAAAATCATTAAATTGATCGTTATCTCCATTTCTATTAATATTATAATAATTTGTCCCTGTTGCTAATTCTAATGATGGAGAGGTTCTCATAGAAGTTGGAAATTCTAACATTGTAAACACAGCAGTAGAAATATAATAAGCTGCTGATCCAATACTCCCACTAGTACTATTAGGATTTATTCTATAATAATACCTTTGACATCTCTGTAAATTTACATCAACAGGTAAAAATTCAAAGTCGCTGGCTACCGAACCTGCCTCAAGCTGAACTCCAGTAATGTACCAATCATTTGATGTGCTATCTGCAAGATTGACTTGACCTACTGCTCTGTTTGCATTTGTACCTGAACCCCAAGATGTTTGTAAAGTACCAGATGTATAGGTTGTACCTGCTCCTAACCACCAAGCACACTCTAAACTATTACCATTATCATTGGTAAATGCACCTGTTGTATCTCCATCATAAGTTATAGTTTTCTTTTCCCAAGTATCAGCAACAGAAATTGTATAAGATTTATTTATGTGTCTTGAATTATTTTGGTCGTACAATTCACAAATATAAGTTCCAGTTTTATTTGATCTTACCCAAAAAGATAATGTTAAACTTTGTGCATTAGAAGTTCCTTTTTTAAGGTATTGTAAATTTTGACCTTCGATTCTTTGTGTAATAAATAATCTATCTCCAGCTGCTGGAGAAGCATCAGCAGATGTACAATCCATTTTTAAAGAAGTTGCAAAACCTTGACCAGATGGAACAGTTGTTGATTGTGATTGTGTCCAAGTTCCAAGTGTAGTTAATCTTGTTCTATATCTATCTAAAGTATGAATAGCATTATCAGAAGTAATACTAGCTTGTGAAGTTCCTCTTTGCGCTAAATCCATTCCGCCATTGATGATGATGTTTTTCGACTGAACGATGTTAGAGAATTTTGCATTCTGAATCGAATCATCAGGGATTGTGTTCGCTATGTTTCCTATTCTAGTTATCGCCATAATTTATCCTATCAACGCTTTAATTTCTGCGTCGTCCAATCCTAAATCTTTTAGCTTCTGTTTACCAGAGGCTTTTTTATCTATTGCTGCTTGTTCAGCGTCTTTTAATTCTTGTATCTTTGCATTAATATCAGCTTCGCTTGGTATTGTTGCACCATCAACAATAACTTTAATATACTTATGTTGCATACGATCTTTGTTCGGAATTACATCTCCATTATCATCTGTTTTTTTCCAGCCATACCAATTTGGTTTGTCAGTATTAAATCTATGTAATGCTTCTTGTAAATAATCTCTATCCATTTTATGTATCTCCTAATCTTATAAAATTAACATATGTATAACTATCTCCAGTATTACCTATTAATTTAGGAGTTGATGAGTGGTTTTGATTTAAAGCAAATCTTACTTTGTGAGTAGAGGTGTCTGTAACATCAAAAATAAAAAGTGTACTTGTACTGCTATAAGCACCATCTGTGTACATACTCATATAACCATTAGTAGCTTCTCCATAACTACTATTATTTACTGTTGGTTCTATTCCAACTCTCATAAATCCAGTAGCACCACCAGAAATATAAGCAGAAGCAATAAAATTAATGTGATAAATTCCTGTTGATGGAAAAGTAAATATACCAGAACTCTCTGTCATAGCAGAGCCAATCGTTCCAAAACCATCAGTATCTACTCTTTCCCAGTTTGCTGTAATTACTGCTACTCCAGAATGATCAGCAGTTATTCTCCATTGATCTGCCATTGTAATTCCATTCGTACTAGCTACAGCA